AACAAGTCGCAACAGCACTTTTAATATCGCCTTTTTACGGACGGTCGGAGGCAAGGGAAAAATTTTAATCAATCACGATATGCCTTTTGCGACTTGTTCGGAGGGTATCCGTAATATTGTACGCTTTGTAAAACAATATTATCAAGACTTCATTGAAGATTACAGCGTACACGGCGATTTAATAATTGAAATATAAATTATGAAAAGCCAAATTCATAAAATCGGAATAGAGATTGAGGGGGAATGGGGACGGCGCGTACCCGCGCAAATAATAAGCGCCTTTGGCGGAGAAACAAAAGGCGATGGCAGTATTCGGAGGTGCGAGGAAAACAGGTGCGAAGATTTAAGCATTATAGAATATACCAGCGAGGCCGAACCGATTAAAAATTTAAACAAGTTTCAAAAATTATTTGACGCATTGCAGAATGCGCGGGAAAAAAATTTATTCCATTATAATAAGTCAATGGGGTTTCATATTCATATTAGTTTTAAACCGCGGGAGCCGGCTGAATTGATAAGTCCGGAATTTTTAAATTTTTTTGAATGGAGCTTGCGGGAAAAATACAGCCAAGTACTGGAATATCGGAAGCAATCTACCTATGCTAAAATCAAAAAAAATAATCAAGATGAAGACGCCTTGCAAAACGGGGACAGATATAAATTTATCAATCTTATGCCCGCAATGAGCAAGCACGGGACGATAGAGTTTCGCATTTGGCCGAGTAATGAACCAAAAAAAATGTGGGAGTATTTACAATGGACATTAACCAAAACGCAATACTTTTTGAATAACGCGGATAAATTTTTGAAAAGAAGCTTTACCATTAAAAGAAAAAAAAGTAAAAGAGAACTGAATTTAAATGACCATATAAACCTTATGCCGGACGCGGAAAAGAGAGATTTGAGAATGAGCTATATTTTGGAAGATAATGATAGAAATTTAGAGGGTGAAATAAGAAGTGGAACATTATTACCGCACGATGTTTACGAATTGCCGAATTATGACAGGTATATTTATAATGATTTCTTGACGGAGGAATTGACATATACAATAGAAAAAGAAGCATTGAAAAATAAAATAATGAATGCCAAAATAGTTTTACAAATGTACGCGCCAAGGCGTTTTACCGCCGGCGCAAACATAAAAGAAAAAAATATAAAATACTTGAAAAAAATCTTATCGGATTATGGGCTGACTGTTGCCGATGTGTTTATAAGAGAAGCGAAAGTTAGAAATTATTTTAAATTATTAAAAACTAACGAACCATCGTTTTAAAAATTATGTGTAAATTATTAGTAGCGTTTCAAATAAATGCCGGTAAAGAATACGAACTGTTTAATGCGATAAACGCGCAAGAAGATACTATGCGTACGCAAACGCACGGCGCGGGCGTTTTGACGGTGGACAAGGAAAACGCCATAGGCGTAGTACGCGAGGTATCGGACTATGACAAAGTATTTGCGACTTCTTCGGCGATGCAAGACATTGTCAATAAAAAGATGATAGCCTATCATACGCGGTTAGCGTCAACGGGAAGCGTTAAGAAAGAGAATGTACATTTTTTTGATATAGACGGCCGGTATTTTATGGCGCATAATGGAATGGCTTATTTAAAAAGAGAATACGGCGGTTATAGCAGTGGTGGCAGTTTAGGCGCTTATGAGCGCGGTTTAGGGTGGCAGTCTTTAGGGTGGGAAAAAGAAAAAGAGAAAGAACCGGAACCGGAACCGGAAGCGCCAACGCTTAAGACTGAATTTGTCAATGGACAGAGTGTCTACTCAATGATGAATAATAAACAGGAATGGGAAAAGATATCCGGCAAGCGATATAAAAAGATAAGCAGGCGGTATCACGAAAACAAACAAAAAGAAAACGACACAACGGATACAATGCAATTTTTAGAAAGCTTAGACAAACCGATAACCGAGGACGGACTGCGCCAGCACATTAAAGATAGCGACTTCAGCGGAGTAGCCATAATTTATGACGCGGTGGATAATATAGCGTGGATATTTTCTACCAGAAAAATTACGGCGTTGACGGACGGTAAAAATTATCTTGTGTTGTGTTCGTGGTCGGAAATACACAGAAAATTTATCGGGTATAAGAATATTTTAGGCTTCCGATTGCCGGATGAGAGCAAAGGATTTGAAATTGCCGAATATGACATACCGGCCGGAATAACCAAAGTAAATTTGAATGACATTAAATTGTAAACAATCGTTAAGCTAAAGCTCAATTATGCCGTATAAATTCCAAAGAACCAAAGCAAAGATACCGAGAGAATTGGACAGGCGCGTTAAGATAACACCGGAGGATAGAGCCAATATCTTGACTATGTATAATTTTGAACGATTGGCCGTTAGAGAGATAGTCCGGCGATTTAACAATAGAATTTCAAGGCGTTCCATAGATTATATTTGCAAGCCGGAAAAATTGGAACACGCCAAAGCGCTGTACAAAGAGCGGAGGAAGGACGGCCGGTATTACGACAAAGAAAAAGCAACCGTCTACGCGCGACTTCATCGGAGGTATAAACAAAGCATCAAAGACAATTTGGTAGCATAAAAAGAACGCTTTAAAATCAATCTTACGGCGGAGTAAAGCCAGCGCCATTTGAACTTATAATCTGTAAGTCAATATGACAAGTGCGACACTCCATTAGGCCATAAAAAATGCCAAATTGTGATTATAAACTATAAAGAAAGGGGGTGGAATTATGACAAAATTACTAAGTTTTTTAACGGCCAAGTGGTTTGACGCTCCTACTAAAAGCCTGTTAAAAGCAAACTTCGTGTATTGGGATGAGGCAACCGGCGGATTGGAACTGTCAAAGACCGGACGACGCGCCTTGCATAGCATTTTGATTGAAAAGTATCGGGAGGAATTGACAGCTATGGCGGAAGCGATAAATGAGGAAGCGGAAAAACAGACGGAAAAATAAAAATAAAATATGCGCCATACTATAAAGCCATATACGATAAGGAAAAGCGGAGGCGAATGGAAAAAAGAAGCAATGAAAGTAAGCGGGTGGCTGATAGCCGTTGAGATAATTAAGGTAGTAATTGCATTATTGATTATCGCCTTTGTCTTCTCTATATAGAGAGCGCAATAGAGAGAGCCGGAATGATTTGTTCCGGCTTTTCTTATCCATCCGTATAACCTATAGCAAATTGTTAAGCTAAAGCTCAGGAATGCGACTTTAACGGCGTTTTATTACAACATAAAAAATTATAAAATCAAGCGTTAAGCTAAAGCATAATAGAGATATTATATTATAACATAAAAAGTTATAAAGTCAAGCGTTAAGCTAAAGCTCAAGGGGTGTATTTAAGGGGTGTAAAGTTATCCACAACTTAGCGACTTGATAGGAGCTATTGCTATATTAACGCTAACCTTAGCCTATTGACAGGGTTAAGATTATGCAGTATAATGTATGTATTAAGGATTTAAAATAAAAGTCTTTAATGGTGGAGCGATTGGATTTATCGGGATAACATTGACGCGCCGACCTATGGCGGGTATGAATGGTAAACCGATTAAAAAAGTTATTTGACAACAATTAAAAATCTTCTGCTGGTATCCCAAAAATAAAAGAGATATAGCAAGGCCTACGGCCTGAGATGATAGCAATTTATTTTTGAACGGAACGAGCGGATAATAAAGAATAAGCGTTAAGCTAAAGCTTAGCGACACTATCGGAGGCGTTGAGTTATCCCGCTTGAGCGGTCAACGCTTAACGCTTCCGATAAAATATTATCAATTAAAATATAAAAACAATATGACAAAAAAAGATTATATTATGTTGGCAAAATTAGTAAATTCTCATTTATTGTATGTATCTGTAAAGAATGTACCAGAATTTATTCAAAATTTAGTCAAAGAATTAAAAAAAGATAACCCACGGTTTGATGAAGTAAAATTTAAAAAAGCTTGCGGAATTATTAACTAAAAAACAAATAAAAAACAATATGCGAGTCATCTATTATTCGGGAACATTAAGAAAACAAATGCAAGAATATCACGACAAAGAAAACAAAAAACAAAAATGGGAAATCGCCGCAATTATAGTATTAGTCTATGGATTATTGATTTATTCCGCCATTATATGAAGTACGCTATTTTTTCTTTTTCGGGAACGGTTGCGGAATTGATTGAGGAACTAAACAATTGGAACGCCTAAAAAAGATAACCGGCCAATAGGCCGGTTTTCCTTTGCGCTCTTTTTTCTTTTGTGAATTCATAGGGGTTTTATACTACTTGACAAAAAAGAGAAAAGTGTTATAGTTTTCGGCCTATTCTTATGGGAATTTCAGAAATGGGGTAGTGCGGGAGTTTTTTTTAAATACCCACGGGCAAAATTTTCTCTCTCCTTTCCTTTCCTTTTTTTTCATTTCACCATTTCAATTTGTCAATGGGGGAGTAGGCTTTAAATAATACCCATTCGTATATATAATAATATATACACCCCAAATCTCTCTCCATATTCCCAAAACCGCTCTCCCCAAACCCAAATTCCGCCAATCTAATATTATTTTTTTTTAATCTCACATTACTGTACTCCCTTTCTCTTTCTTAACCAAGGAAACGGCTTTAACGGGTTGCCGATTCAACGGCGATTCAAAAAAAAACAAAACAAAACACTAATGTTCTCCTATTAGTCAAAAGGGTTGACTTTTAGAACAACTCATTGTGTAATATTAAATTACACTATGCGTATCCAATTATTTGCGTTCTCTCCTTTTAAAACATTACGAAGATGTCTTAAAGCTTAAAAAGTTTATGGCGCTGTTACCGTTAGAATAGATTTGCCACTAATCAAGGAATTGATACGATGACCTTGAAAACAAAATTGGATTTCTATTCTCGCTTATCCGCCAACTTTTTAATAGGACGGGGTTTCCCTAAGCCGTTATAGGGACAGTTCAAGCTTTATTATGACGGTTGGGAGTGGCAATAAAACTTGTGTTTCTTTCTTGAACCGGAGGAATCCGTGTTCCTTAGGTTATAGGCTTTTCTGTCAGGCGACCCCTATAATTTGAGTTGCAGTCGCCGGTTAGTAAAAACTAACCATTTTAAATCCCTAAATTTAAGGAATTAAAACGGGAAGTCTTTTTAGCTTCTTCAGTGGTAATTTTAGCTTTTTCCACCAGATATATTTGTCGGCAATTCGGGCAATAAAGGTGATAAGTGAAACAATAAGCTCTTTTTAATCTGCTTCTTGTATCTTTTGTTATTCTTTTAATTACCGGAAAATTGCATTTTCTGCATAAATCTCCTTCTTTTTCAATTTTTCTTTTCATATGAGCTTTAGCTTAACGCTTGGGGCTTTAGCCTTAATTTATGCGCATTTAATTCCTTTTCAGCGCCATCATCAAGTAAAAAGAACAGTTGACAGATGATGGCGTTGAAAAAGAGCTAACCTTAGCAAATAACGAAAAAAACCACTCGGTCTTTTTACAGACTTTGTGGTTTTAATCGATGAAGATACTTTTCAGTACTAAAATATAACCTCATAAGATGATTATAGCATACCCTTAAAATCTTGTCAATAGCCTTAAAGGGTGCTATATTTTAATTAACTAAATTCATTATATACCTATGCCCGTTATTAAGTCAAGTACCTCTGTTCTTACGGAGGATTTATACAAGCTGAAAGAAAAGCCGGATAAAACCTTACCCGGAACTTTTATAAGCCAAATGGAGAAATCTCCCCGCTTTCCGGAGGCTAAAGAGTTTATTTGGAAAAATATTCGGCTGACCCACAAGAAATTGTTTTTGGCGATGAAAGAAAAGTTTTCGGAGATTCCTTTTTCTTATCAGACCTTATATAAGATTCTTGCTCGGATGAAGATAGAGGAGGGGATAAAAAGCGATGAAGAAATGTATGCGCTCCAAAAAGACGAACAGGAAAGGATTTTAGGGGAAAAGGAAAATCAAATGGCGCGATTTCACGAACAGAGAAAAAAACATTCAGTGGCTATTAAGCTGGCGGCGATGGGACGAGTTAAACATTTTGGCGTAGCGCCCGATATTTTAAGACGAGGACAAAACGACCCGGCTTATTTTGCCGAGAATATTTTAGGGGTAAGGCTTCATCCCGGCCAGAAATTCTTTTTGCGCTTATTCCTTATTTTTAAGAAATTGGTGTTCGCGCCCAGCAATCAATACGGCAAATCTTTTATGGTGGCCGTCATTCATATTTGGGCCGCCTTTTATAAATTCAATTTAAAGGGTTGGGACGAAGACGAGAGTTGGATAACCAATAAGGGGCTGGTCTTTCAAAAGTATAAGACGGTCAATATGGCTCCCCGCTTGGAACAGGCTTCGCAGGTTTATGAGTATATTCTTTTAATTCTTCAATCCCAATTCTTTTGGGATAACGACCCGGACGGTGTCAAATCCGATTATATCCATAATGAATGCCGCTTGCAGAACTTTTTGATTGAACCCTTAAAACTGCCCTCCCGTTATTTGGTGTCGGGCAAACCGATTATTTATTCCAATGGCGCGGAAACTAAAATCGTTTGTACTAAAGGGGACAAGGGCGCGATGATTCAAGGCCAGCAATTCGGCTTGATATCAATGGACGAATGCGCTTTGGAGCCGGGTTTAGAAGATATGGTGATGGCGCGCTTGCCGTCCCGGCTGGTCAAGCACGACGGCACCCTCTGCTTAATCAGCACGGCGGACGCGGACGCGCAGGAATCCGGCGCGGAATCCCAATCCAACACTTATGAGTTTTACGAGAAATTGGTAATGACCGGGATGAATAATACCGAACCGTATCATTCTTTGTTCGCGGAATTATGGGAGGAAAAAGGCTCTCGTTCAATCACCGATATTTTAAATGAAATCAAATCCAAGGCGGGCGAAGAAACGGATACTTGGAAATCTTTTCTTGGCAAGATGACGGATAATATTTTCTTGTCTAAAAAGATAATCGCCAAGAAAAGAAAAGAGATTGAGGAAGATTCTCCGGAAATGGCTCAACAGATTTTTGAGGGCATTTTTGTCGGCAATGTGGGCAAGTACTTTAACGCGGACGCGGTTAAGAATTTGTTTTCCGGCGATTGGGAAACCCAAGAAGCAAAATCCGGCCGAACTTACTGCATTGGCTGCGATTTTGCGGCCGGTAAGGTTTTTTATACGGTTTATACGGTTTGCGATATCACTGATTGGCGGGACGGCTTTGTTCCCATTGTTAAGATAATCAGGTATCGGGGAAACTCCAAGAACCCGCAAAATCAGATTCAAGAATTGATTGAATTGGCCGAGGAGTATAATGACGCGGATGTGGCCATTGATGCCAGCTCTTTAGGCGGTTCAGTGATTCAAAGCTACCTTGACACAATCAATACTTTCCCCAATGGTTTCCGGGCGGAAGGCAAAAAAGAGCTGATGTTTGCATTGCGAAAGTTTTTATTGTATAATAATAACGAAGGTAAATTCAGAGCGCCAGCGCCTGATGGAAAGCTTAATGCTGACCCGTTTATGGCCTTAAAAAGGGAATTAAATGCGTATCGGGAAGATGATAAGAGGTTGATAAAAGATTGCGTGATGAGCCTCGGTCTGGTAGCGTGGCGTTTGGAACAGCTGGTTCAAGAAGACGATGTGCCGATTATGACTTATTTTGACCCGCTTTCTTCGGCGGAAAGCGTCCAATTCTGGAATTAACGAATATGTTAAATCCGTTTACTTGCGAAAAAGAAGAAACAATGGAATCTTCCATTGCTTTGAGTTTGCTTAAAACGAAGTTTAATTCGTCCGGACTTTTATTTGACGCTCAAAGAAGAATTGATTTGTATAAAAAATATTTGGACTATTACTTGGGCGACGCGGACAAGTATATGGTCCGGGAGCCGGGCCGCCACAAAGAACAAGTTAATCTGGCGCGCCGCGCCGTTTCAATGATTGCCCACTTTATGATGGACGAATTTCCGGAAGTCCGCGTACCGCGGGATTCGGAAATTATGGCCGGGTATGATATCAGCAATAAAGAAATTCCTAAGTTTTACGAAGAAGTCAATCGCGCCGAAGCGCTGGGGAAAATTATTCGGGAAAAGGTGTTGGATGAAACCTTACTGAATGTGCTGGAATGCCAGAACGGTTTGGAAACCGGCATTTGTTTGGGCGATACCGTTCTTTATCATCCAATGGGAGAAAAAGATGTTTTGAATATTCAGAATATTTTTCCGGGTCATTGCCGAATGGTTTATTCTTCCTCTAAATTTGACCGGCTTCAAGAAATTTTTATCATCACTCTCCAAAACGCTTCCAGTATTTTAGACCAATACGGAGTAAATGAGAAATTTAATTTCTCCGACACCGCTTTTAGCGCTTCCAATATCTGGGACTTTGGTTTATTGCAAGGTTCGGACTTGGTTCCGGTCATCACTTATTACAATGAAAAATATACGGTCAAGTTTACCGAGAAAAATATTTTAAAAGAAACATCTTTGCACGGATTTTCCGAACTGCCGTTTAAAATGATTCCGTCTTTCCAGAGGCCGTTTCAACCCAACGGCATTTCTTTATTGGCCGATTATATTCCTTTAATCAATCGATACAATGAAATGATTTCCGATGAAATGGATATCGTTAAAATTTATTCCAAACCCAAGGTGATTATTTCCAACGCGACGCAGAAAGAAGTGGACGCGCTGCGCGCGATGTGGAAAAGCGGCATTGTGGTTTCCCGCAATAATATCAATGTTCAAATGTTCGAGCCGAAAGGCAATGTTTACAATATGGAGCAAGCGCTTCACCGCGTCACTGATGAGATAATGAAAGTGCTGGGTCTGCCTCCGGCCGTTTGGGGAACGCCCGAAGGGTCAATCAACACCGGCGTTTCTTTAACTGTCCAGTACACGCCCACCTTGCAGATTGCCCAGACGATTTATAAAAATTGGCGTCCGGCTTTAAAAGGTATTTTATCTTTTTATTTAAAAGAATTGGAAAAAAGAAATAAGGAATATTCTTATGAGATTGACGGCAAGAAAAAGACCGTTAAATACAAAGAATTGATTAACGGCAATTATTCCGTAGAACTGAAACCGCGCTTCCGCTTCCCGCGCGATGAATCGATTATGATTTCCAATGTGGTTAATAAGACCGACCGTTTGGGCTTGCCTCGGACAATCGCTTTGGAAGAACTGGGCTATCGCTCGCCCGAGGATGTGATGACTTTGAAAGCGTGGGAAGACTTCAACCCGATTCTTTCTCCGGAAAAGATGTCCGATATGGTGATTAAAATGCAACAGAATCAAATGGCCTTGCAGGAAAAGATAACGGCCTTAACTCCTCCTCAACCTACCCAGCCTTCCGGCGGCACAATGCCTAATCCGGAAAATATGGGACAGGGCAATCCGACCAATCAGCCGGTTGCCCCCACCGGTCCGGTTCAGCCCGGCTCCGTGGTAATGCCTCCTCAATAATATTATTATTATTATTATTTAATTAGAATTAGTATGATAGAAAGATTCCCAACGATAATAAATAAACCGGAAACAAATATGGACCGCATTAGAATTGAAGGAGCGAAAAAAAAAGCGCTCCGAAGCAGGTTTCCAAATTTAGAAAGATTCCCAACAATAATAGATGAACCAAGAGGCGACCCTCAAAGAATAAGTGACGATATGAGAAGAAAAACTCAAGCGCGTGAAGACCAGTTGAGAAAAGAATATACTTTAATAAAACCTATAGAACAACCTAATGAGCGACCGATAAAAAGAAGACAAAGTAAAAGAATGTGGCAATAATACGTTAATAATATGCTTTGGAAAAATCAATTAAAGAAAATGAATGTTACATCTTCGGTCGCCGATGCGATGCAACGCGCCCAATTTTGGAGGCAGACCGCTACCGCGCGCGATAATGAAATGATAATGAAATGGGTAAACGGCGACTTGCCGGGCAAGTTTGATGAATTGAATTCTTTTTTTCAATCCCGTTTATCCGGTTCGGGAACTCGGATGGAAAAGGAGGGGATAGCTACCGCTTTTCAAGGAGCTAAAAGCACTAAATCAAATTTAGATGACGCGATGAATGAACAAATGTTTAAAGACGGACATTTGTCTTTTGCCGATTTGGCGAGTTATGTTTCCAAGAGAAAAGGGGAAACCCCGTCTGGCGAGAAAGAATATATTTTTAAAGAATCCGGCGGACAGCAACTGGATAATTTAACCCGGATTTTTAATGAATCGCAGGAAACAACGCGCTTTGCCCAAGAAAAGGATATGGGAACTAAATTCAATACCGGAATGATTGATTATAATACTTATAAAGGATTTTTAGATAATCAACATAATTTATACGACCCGGCTTCCGCTCGCGCGGCATCAATCAATGAAACGCGTTATCGGATTACTCCGGACTTTAAACTTAAAGAATTGGAATCAATGTTCAGGACGGGCGCTTTCGCGCAAAGGAACGCGGAAGGCGGTTATGACCAAGAAGAAAATCTTACCGGATATATCGGCGCGTTAAAGGATTTGGAACAACGCTATGGACACGGTTCAGATGAACAAAGAAAAGTAAACACTATGGTTCTTGACGCGGATGACACGCGGCGGCAATTCAGATTCTCCGGAAAACTGAATGCTCAAGCGACAATATATAATAATGCGTATGGAGGATTTATGAAAGCGAAATCGGATTATGATACGGCTGTGGAGCAATATCGAATGAATCCCACTTCGGAAAATTATGCCAAAGTGCAAAATGCTTACGCGCCTTATAAAACATCTTTTGATTCTTTTATAAACGCGGAAACGGATTATAAAAATTTGGAAAGAGAGGCCGGAAATTTGACCAAATACGGTATGCCGATAATCACCGCTAAAGCGGTGCCGGGTCTGACTGATATTACTCCTATTCAAACCCCCACCCCCGCTCCCGCTCCCGTGGATAATGCTCAACCCACCCCCACCCCTGCTCCTGATACAAGTATTGTCCAACCGCCTGTTCAAGAAATTGTCCAGCCTCCTGCTCAAATTACTCCTCCGGCGCCCAGCTATAATGTTCGTCAGATTTTGAATGCGAATGCTATGAAAAATATAAGTCAAGGAGATTATTACAAGGTGGGCGACAGTTTTTTCCTTCGTTCCGGATTGGACTCGCGAATGTATGAAAATGCCGCGGTTATGGGCGGATATAAAGGCAGTTATAAGGATATAACACGCGCTGATAATCCCAATTTTGAAAAGATTTTAGATGTAAATTCTTTAAATAAATATAAAAAAGACGGGAAACTTCCCACTTATGTATTTAAGGTGGGCAATGATTATTATGTCGACCCGACTAAAAAAATAACCGGTACCACTAAAACAGTGACCGGCTGGTTATAATTTATGGCTTACGATAAATTTGAACTTCCACCCAATACAGGATTCACCGCTCCGGTCAAACCGTCAGAGCTTTTAGGTTTTCAAGAAAAGCTGGCGATGGCGCCGATTGAATTCAAGCAAATTCAGCAGGATGCTCTTTCCAAAAGATTAAGTAATCTGGCCGAGGAATGGAATAATGAAAAAGTGGATAATAAAAAGTTTTTCAGCCAGTTGGATGAAATTGGTAAACAGGCTACCCCCGGAGTTTTTCAAAATCAAGTGAACACGATGAAGAGAGTGTATCAGCATAAATCTTTGGAAAGAAACTTGGAAACGGAATTTAATACTTTATCCGGCGATGTGATTTCTAAGAAAGTCGGTTTGCAGGAAGCTTATATTAAAGTGAGCCAGCTCTCCAAAATGGCGGCCGTAGGCGGGTCAAAAAATCTATCCGCCGCTTATTATCTGCGCGGCCAGCAACTGTTGAATCAAATTAAAAATGAAATGGAATCGGAACGGCGCGCTCTTTTAGGCGAACAGAAAGCGGCGGTTAAGGAGGAAGAAAAAGCCAGACAAAAAGCGGCTGAAGATTCTGTTGCTGATTTATTTAATTGAATTATTTTATTATGGCTAATCAAATATATTTAAAACCCCAAGAAAAACTCGATGAAGCTTATCGCCGTTTAAAAAACTACGAGATAGGCTTTGACACATTTATTCAATTAACCGACCCCGGACATCCCGGAGGGATTTGGAGCGATAAATTGGCTCAACTGGACGCTGTTCAAGAGAATAAAGATACTTGGAATTATTTAAGTTCTGATACGCAAAGTAAAATACTTAAAGCCAAACAAGAAATTTTAGCGGGGAAAGTTCCCGAAGGAATGGCTAATCCTTATAAAAATTATGATGACCGAGTAGCCGCGGAAGAAAAAGGGTCAGCCGAGAGTATTTTTAAAGATTGGCGGTTGAATATTGAAAGCAATGAAGATAAAATGGTGGGGGTAATAGATATGTCTAAAGAGGGAGCGATGAATCTGACTATGGTCGGCAAATCGCAAATTAAAGATAATGATGATTTTATAACAGTCAAAATAAATGACGGCGAATCTCCGAGCGGTGTTCCTATCAATCCGCGCCAAGCGGTTTTTAAAGGAAGATTGGAAGGAACCGACCCGGAAAAACGATTAGTAGTGAATCTGCCCAATGCTCAAGGGACGCTTTCAATCAATCGGGGCATAACTGGCGCTTCCGCCGGTTCCTCATATACTAAAGCGGGACGGATAGCCGCCGCTCAAGCGGCTCGTCAAGCGATGAGAGATGAGGGTCAATTTATTGATTCCAACGGAATAAGCCGTCAAATTTCTTCCGACCCGGCTGACCCGGATGGAGCTTTTTCTATTGTTTTAGATAAAGATAAACACGAAGAAAATACTAATAAACTGAAATATATCAATCAAATGTACCGGCAGACTATCGGTTCTCCCGATTTGAGCAGTCCAACCGGAGAAAAAAGTTCGGAAGCTCCGGCTGATTATTTATCATATGCTTTGGATTCATTAAATTCGGGAATGGATATAAATACTTTACAAAAACAAATGCAAGGCGATTCGCGCGCGATTGCCAATCGTACTCAACAGAAAGCGTTAATTGACGCGCAAAACGCTTTACCGGCCGCGCCGCAACAGGAACAACCGCAAACGCCTCAAATGACTATTCCGGAGAATCAATCCGCTTATAATCTTGGTCAAGGCGCTTTGGGTATGGCGGCGGGCGCGCAAGGAGGGGTTGAGGGCGCTATGGGTGTAGCCGCTCAAAATGTTCAAGGAGCCAGAGGAGCCGCTCAAGGAATTGCTCGCGCGGCCGCCCCCGCGGTTCAAGCGGTTGGCCAAGGTATCGGGCAAGTCGGTCAAGGAGCGGTTGATATTGCCGGACAAAATTTAGCTTCCGCTTTTAATGCGGCGCAAGGCGCGGCTTCTAAAGGCGTAGGCGCTTTTCGTTCCTTTGCCAAGGGTTTATTTGGCCGATAATATATGGAGCTTTAGCTCTGATTTATGGCAATTTTTCAAGAAGCGGAAAAAAAATATAAAGAAGAAATGATTGCTTCGCAGCAAAAAACTGCGGAGAATTTTGATTCGCAAAAATTTTATGCCGAAGCGCAAAATGTAAACACGGAACGGCGGCAAGCTTTGGATGATTGGATGAATCAGGTGAAGCAATCCACCGGCGGTCAAGATTGGTTAAGGAGAGATATTTTCCCCGCGCCTGCGCCTCCTGATTTTAGAAGCGAGGCGCAAAAATTAAAAGATAAGGGAGTGGGAACCTTTTCTTCGGAAGGAATAAAAAATACTCTTATTTCCGCGCCGGTGGAAGTGGGGAAATCAATGTGGAATGTGGCCAAAGGATTGCCGGACGCTTTTATTTTCAGTCCGTTGCGGACTTTCGGTTCTTTTGCTTTTAACGCGGTTGACCCTTTTTTAAAAAAAGACTCGGCATTGCGCGCCGGTTTGAAAGAATATGGGATAATGACTACGCCAGAGAAGCATAAAAAAGAAGCGATGGATTGGGCGAGAACGGTGGTGGCGTTTAAATATTCCAATGGAACCGCGGATGATTTTGAACGGAAAGCCATAGAATATTATGATAATCATAAAATGCAGATGGCTTTAGCCGGACCGCTTATTTCAATCGGCGATGTAATGCTGCTTCCCGGTTCTTGGTGGAAGTTGGGCAGGGCGGCGATAAAAGAAGTGGCGTTGGGCCAGAAAACAATCAGCGAGGTTTATGGAATTTCCAAGACGGGTTTGGCGGGTAAAGTATTTAATAGAAAATTGGTTATTCCGAGAAAAACCGGACAGGCTGTAAAAACCTTAGAAGAAAGAATATCCAGTCTTAAAGCTTTAACTGCTAAGAGTGCGGAGTTTACCGTGGAAGCGGAACCAATCAGAATGGCCGGACACGCTGATATTAAAGTAATAGGCGGAGAAGATACGATTAAAACAGCCGGGAGAATAGCCGGTAAACTTGTTGATGATACGGCTCCGATGACCAAAGAAGCGGCGGAAACCGCCGCTAAAGAATTAACAAATAAAGCCTATAAAGGCGTTGATGTTTTTGAAGTTGATGTAAAGGGCAAAAAAGGTTGGTTGCCGACTTATTCGGAACGGCCGCCAAAGATTGATATTGGCGACATAGGGGAAAAAGCCGTATTGCAGGAAAAGGCTTTTAAAGAGGCGAATCAAATTGTGGAAAACGGTTCTGATTTGATGAAGAAAAAATTATTGCAGGTTTTGGATGAAACCGGCGATAATATTGATTTTTTTATAAAAGATACGCCGGAGGCGGCCGCCATAAGAAAATATATTCACGAGGATACTCCCGTTAAAAAGACTTTGGAAATAGCTCCAGAAATGAAAGCAATGGATGCGGCTGATGCGGCGACTCATCAGAAGTATCAAAAATTGCAGGAAACCCAAGTGGAATTAGATGGTTTGAAAGAAGCTTTAAATCAACATCCTTTTGATGAATTGAAAAAATTGCTTAAATTAACAGTGGGAAAATATAAGAATGAATTGCCGGAAGTAGGCAAAGAAATTACCGGCGCTAACGCTAAAACTATTTTTGGCCGGTATGGCGATGAAATCGCCGCTGGCTTGGGATACGCGGACAGCGAAGCTTTGCGCGCTGATTTTTTGAAATTCAAGGAAATGCTTGACCGCCAAAAACTTTTAGATGACGAAATTAAATCGGTTGGCAAGGAATTGAAAATTAAAGAAACGACTTATGGATATAGCGCGACTGATTATCCGGAAGCGGCGGATAAGTTTAAAGCGGAAAAATTAACATCTAAGGAAGCGCAAAAAGCGCAAGCTTTTCAAGAAGCGATGAATAAAGAACTTGACCGCTTGGCGGGCAAGGCGGGCGAGTGGGAAACAAAACTCCAAGCGCCGGTGGAATATAATCGTGATATTGTTTTAGGTAAAGCGATTTATGGACCGATAGATAAATTTTTGGATATAGTCGCTAATCCGGCCAAGGCTAAATTTGAGAAAATTTTTCAATCGCATATGTTTGAAAATTATTGGAAAACTCTGGCGCAAATTGGAAAAAAACAAGCTCAAGATTTATCTTATAAAGCTATGTTGGAACGGGAAGGAATTAAAAGGTACGCGTCTGATTTAATCGCTAAAAGGAATCCGGGGATTGCTAAAGCGGAAATAATCGCCGCGGGAGAAAAGGCGGTTGAAATTTTTAATAAAAAGGGATTAAAATACGCCTTATCGGAAATAGGCGGAGATGTTTCTAAGTTTGAAAAATTTACCGGTCTGGGAAAAATGAAAGTTCAGAAACACGCTTTTGAACAATTTTTGGAAGATGAAGGATTGACTTGGGAAAAAACAATGAATGACCTCGTTGATATGTTAGAACAGAGAAGTCCTGATTGGACACCGGAATTGTTTGACCAGATTATTAAAGAGCAAGGTGAAAATGCCGGTTCTTATTTTGCAAAAATGAAGCTTGATTTTGTTATGAATGGAGAAAAGAATATGTTTCCTGAAATGAAAGAATTTTATAAAATGGTTAAAGGAGTATTCGAGGGTGATACTGAATTGTTGCAAAAAATTGACGCTGTAAAATTTGACCAAGCTTTGGAACGCAAACTCAAACCCTTAAAAGATATGGGTATGACTGCCGACGCTTTTAAAAAAGCGGCAGATAATCCCACTTATTATCATCATATTGTGGAAAAATACGGAAAGTTTTTTGAAACTCGGCCGAGGCCGATAGTCGCTCATACGCCTAATTTTGTGAAGAAAATGAAAGGCGCGGAGAATTATTCGCGTGATGTTATTCTGTCTATGGCGACTTATAAGCACGAAATAGAATCAACTTTCATTATGCACGATTTAATCAGAAAAGTTTATTCAACTTTGGGAAAAAGCTCGGAAGAAGTAATGCTGAAAGGATTGAATAAAGGAAGAAATAAATATGTTAAATCCAATCCGGAAAAATTCCTTAAATTATTCAGAGAAGATAAAAGAAAATTGCTTCTTGAAGGAATTGACGAGGTGGCTTCAAGGGTTGAAGCGGATGATGTGATAAAAGCCAAAATGAAAGGCATTTTAGCCGATGACCCCAAGTTCGGCAATATGTGGGACCAGAATCCCAGATTAGGAGTTACCATTGCCGAAGAAGTTTGGATTCCGCAATATGCTTCCGACCAACTGGGGCGTTTTATCGAGGTGGCTTCCAAATCGGAAAGATGGGCGCGGAAAATGATTGACCAGCCGATTGCTTGGTGGAAATTCGGTATCTTAGCTCTTTCTCCCCGTTGGTATGTTAATAATTTGGTTTCCGGAATAATTTTTACGGTTATGTCCGGAGGTAATCCTTTTCAATATCGCAAGATAAGCCGATACGCTAAAAGCGGTATGGTGAATTTAGATATGATTCATCAGGGATTTATGAAGACTGAAGCGCAAGCAATGGGTATGGGGGCGAAAGGATTTGTAAAACAAACTCGTTATGAAGGAGTAAAAGCGGCCGCGGCCAAATGGCCGGGTTGGGGCATTAACGATAAGATGGAAAACTTTTTCAGGGAAAATATATTTTTCACCTCATTGGAAAGATTATCCAAAGAAAATCTAAACAAGATTTTTCAAAATAATCTTCAAGTGGCTACGACTGATATGGCTAAATTAACCAAAGGCGATTATGACGGAATGCTGACAAAAATTATGTCCGCGGATAAAGGATTGCAGAACGAAGCTTTGGATACCTTAAAAAAATGGCTTCCTACTTATCGAGTCTTGTCCAATCCTGAACAGACTATTTTAAAAAGAATATTTCCTTTTTGGAATTGGTATCGGCATATGTTTGTTTTAACCGGACGCTTGGCCAATGAAAATCCGCGCGCTTTGGTAATGTGGGTGAAATTATGGAATGCGATGAAACCTTTGGATAACGCGGAAGACTTGCCGGAGTATATTCAAAATCGTTTTACTTCTCCTTTTACAGCTACTGATGAAAAGACCGGGAAAAAAGTTCCTCTTTTCATATCTTTGCGCGGACAGAATCCTTTTTTTGAAATTCAAGAATGGGGAAAGAACATACTTAGAGGAAATATTGTTCCATTAGACCAAGCGTTTCAATCAATGAATCCTCTTATTAAAGTGGCGATAGAATCAAAATTCCGTCTTAATACTTTTACCGGCCGTGAATTTACTTCCGTGCTTTATAATCCCAATACTGACCAATGGATAAATCCCGATACTTTAGAAACCATTAAAGGGAAGCCAGCCACCAAGATAAATGATATTATTAAAATAACCAGTAATCAGCTGCCCTTATTGGGATTGATAGTAAACTTGGCCAAGCCTTACGCGATGTATGATGATGGCACGCCGATTGTTGGAAAGGACGGCCAGCCGAAATATTATAAAGAACGATGGTTGGAACTTCTGAAATTCTTTGGTTTCAATGCTGTGCCTTGGGATAAAGATTTATATTTCTATACTAATGAAAAGAAAAGCGATATAACAAAAAAACAGTATTTGAAAAATCTTGACAGACAAAAGATTTATAAAAAGTTTCAGGAGTCTGCTGGACAATAGACTTGACTTATTGTATAATAATGGTATATTAAAAGCTAATGGGATGAACAGGTGGAACAACACCGATTTATCGGCGCTTTCACTGGGATTCCAATAAGGAGTAGTATGTCAGATTCTGGTTTTTTCCAGAAGATGCAATCGGAGGTTGACCGATTGAAGGCCCAAAACCAAAGTCTTCAAGAGAAGCTCGAATCAGTCGAGAATCTTGATGAAATTTTGGCGGAAGCCAATAAAGCAAAAGGGGAAAAGTTGGAAGCAGAGGCTTCCGCGCTTCGCAACCGCTTGGTTTCGGAGAAGTATCCCTCCCTAAAAGGAAAAGAACATCTCGTTTCCTTAGGGTCGCCTGATGAGATGGAAAAACGGATGGTTGATTTGCAAGCCTTAATCGGCGAGCAAAAAAAACAGCCGGAAAATCAAAATGAAATATCGCCTAAAATTGAGGTGAAAGTCGATAATCTTCAAGCGCCAGCGGGCGCGCCGCAAGGCGGAATCACCGCTGAACAATTCCGGTCTTTATCCGATGAGGAAAAAGTCAAAACAATGGGAACGGTCAGCGATGAGGTTTTGAAAGCGGCGTTCAATATTAGAGTTTAAGTAGAAAAAAACAACATAGTATGGCTGATTCAGTAATTCAGAGTGGCGTACAAACTCAAGTAGTGGCTGAATTTTGGAATGAACAATTCCTTAAGCGCCTTGAGGCCGGTTTAATCCTAAAAGGATTTGGCCGGACGGGAAGTATCCCTGAAAATGAAGGTGACAGAGTGCATTGGCTCCGTGTGGAGAACATTGCCGATGTCACATCTTCTCTTTCAGAAGGTTATGACCCGGATGCCCAGTATGTTTCAGCAACCGACTTGACTGCAGACCTGCAGGAGGAAGGCAGCGCTATCCGCGTTGCGACTCGTTTGATGAAGACTTCGGTGCGGGGAACTCTTACCGAGTTTACCAACGCCTTGCTCTATCAAGCGCGCAAACGGATTGACACTGTCCTCCGAGATGTGGCGTTCGGCGGTTCAAGTAAGTACTATGCTTCAGCTTCCCAGTGGGAAAGCGCGGTAGCGACCACGGACAAATTGTCCGGAATAGATGTGTCTACGGTTGTAGCATATCTGCGCAACAAATCTGCTCCTACGTTCTCGGACGGGTTCTATGTCGGGTTAATTCACCCGTATGTGGCTCACGATTTGAGGCGCGATGGCGATTGGTTGGATGCTTCGAAGTACGTCGAATCCGGTGTAAAACGGATTTATCAGGGGGAAATTGGAACCCTGCACGGCGTGCGATTCATCGAAACAACGCAAGCCCCTATTGACATCAATAGCGGGTCGGCGGAAAACGCAACTTCCGGTTCAGCTTTGGACGTGTATAAAACGCTTATTTTCGGTCCTGACTTCTTCGGTGTTTCCGAATTATACGGCTTGAAGATAATCACCCGCATTCCTGCTCCGGAATCCAAGTTGGAGCAATGGGGTACAATCGGTTGGAAATCTAGTTTCGCAACTCGTAGACTTAATGAAGATTTAGCGTATTTAATATATTCTTCTTCTTCCTTGAGTACATTATAATCCTTAAGTTATCTTTGAGCGGGATTGGTTCTCCCAGACTGCTCAAAGATTGGAGAACCAATTTATGGAAAATCAAAATCCTCTGATTTCAATAGTGATGCCGACTTTCAATAGAGAAAAATGGATAGGCAAAGCGATTGAGTCAGTATTAAAACAAACATTAAATGATTGGGAACTTATCATCATTGATGATGGTTCCACAGACAACACGGAATCATTAGTAGAATCCTATCGTCAAAAAGACGACAGGATTTTATTTTATAAAAATCCCGAACCCTCTAAAGGTTATTTGGGCATAGTAAGAAATTACGCCGTTGAGTTCGCAAAGGGCGAATATTTCGCTTTTCTTGATTCGGATAATCAATATCGTCCCGACCATTTAAGAATCTTATATGAGGAAATTCTTAAAGTCGGCGCTGACTTGGTTTACGGCGACCGGATGCTGATTGATACGACCGGAAAGAAAAAACCGATGCCGGGCATTGCTAATGATTTTGATATTGTTTTATTGGGTCAAATGAACTTTATTGATACCTCGGATATTCTAATGAAAAAAAGCGCGTTTATGGAAATCGGGGGGTGGGATGAAAGTCTGCGCCGATTTGCCGATTGGAATTTAACTGTAAGGTTAGCCAAGGGCGGGTACTTTTTAAAACGCGTGCCTTTATTTTTAACCGAGTATTATGTCCACGATGAAATGAACCAGATACAAGCGGTGAAGGAAGATGTGAAACACGCGCGTCCTTTTGAGCCGTCCACTTGTCCAATTTATGCCGTGAAGACAATGTTAGGCCAGCCGCCGCAAGCTAAAATAGCGGTTTTCACTTTGGTTAAAGACCGATTGGAATATACGCAAAGGTCTTTTGAATCATTGCGCCGGAACGCTTCTTATCCGTTCTTTCATATTATTGTTGATAATGGTTCAACTGATGGAACGGCTGAATGGTTAAAAGAATATGAGGAACAATATCCCGATACTTTTGTTATCACTAATGAAGAAAATGTCGGCATATCCAAGGGGTCGAATCAAGCGTTGAATGAAATAGAACGGTGGGGAAGTTTAGGCCGCAAGTTTGATATTATAATAAAAATGGATAATGATTGTTTGCTTCAAAGCGAAGGAACTTTAAAAGCGATTGTTGAATTATTTTCTTCGGCGCGAAATCTGGCAGTATCGCCCCGCGTTGAAGGTTTAATAAACAATCCGGGCGGCGGTTCAAGAGTTCAAATGCCCGGTGTCGGTACGATGTATTTTGATATGGGTGATTTCTTTGTTTCTTTCGCCGCTCATATTGGAGGCTTATTTATCGCCGCGCCTGCCAAGGCGTATCAAGGATTCCGTTGGAATGAAGATGACTTTTTGCACGGCCAGCAAGATGTGGAATTTTCCAAGCATTGCGTCAAGCAAAAATATCAGTTGCTTTATATGGAACAATATATTGTGGAACATATGGATACGGAAATCGGACAAATGAAAAAATTCCCAGAATATTTTGAAAAAAGAAAAGAAGAAAAAACTGTTAAATATCAGAAAGGGGGTGTTATAAATGGCTAAAACTGTAAAAAAACCTTTTCCTTTCGCTAAAAAAGGAAAGAAAGTTGTTGTAAAATCAAAAGGAAAATCAAAAGGAAAAAAATAATTGAATTATCAATAAAATGATTGGAGGTGAATTGTATGAACTTTGAAACTTTTATTCAATCGCTTGTAATGTTCGCTCCTCTTATTCCGGTGGTGGAAAACATCACCCAGCAAATTAAAGTTTACGGCACTCGGCTTTTAGCCGGACGGTCGGAATCTTTCAGAGGGATTGGAATGACAGCAGTCAGCCAAATTGTATCAATAGGAATTTCTTTGCTCTATGGCACAATTATTAAAGTTGATTTCAACACAGCTTTAATGGCTGGAATTATTATCGGCGGAGGCAGTAATTTATATTATGAATTTATTACCGCTTTTGTAAAACCAAAGAAAAACGAAAACGAACCAATACTTGATTCAACCATTGAATAATTATGGAAAACATAAATACCCAAAGTTTTTGGGACGAACAATTTAAATTGGAATACGATAAAATGATAAAGGGAAAAGATTTAAAAAACCTTGCGTATTATCGTTTCAATGGCGCTCGCTATCAGTTGATAGCGCGCGAAATTCCCCACGATGCCAGCATCTTAGATATCGGCTGCGGTTTGGGGCATTTCGTGCGTTTCCTGCGCGCCTATCATCCTTTATGCACGCCGGTGGGCGTGGATTTTTCCGCTTTTGCCGTAAATGAAGCGCGCGGATTTGACCCGACCAGCCGCTATGAAGTGGCCGATTGTTATGATTTGTCTATGTTTCCCGATGAATCTTTTGACGCGGTTCATTCTTCCGAAGTGCTGGAACATTTGACTTATCCGGAAAAATTCCTTAAAGAAGCCTGTCGAGTAGGGAAAAAAAGAGGCACGCTTATTATTACCACTCCTATTCAAAGGGATATTGGAGGAGTGCAAAGCCACGAACACATTAAAGAATATACTTCCAAAGAATTGATTGAATTGATGTCCCGCTTTATTCTGGTTAAAGATATTTTTCGCGTGGATATTTCTCAAATTATCATTGGAAAGATTTTATGATTACTTTAAATCGCGAACAAATTGAAGGGAGAATGAAAACTTATTATCATATTATCCGGCCGATTAAAAAGGATATTCTGGATATTGGAATCGGCGGAGATGAAGTGAATGAGCTGGGAATTAAAGGCGGAAATTATAAATTCTTTTGTCCGGAATTTGCGGAAAACAGTTATACGACAATGGACATTAACTCTGAATACGGACCGGATATTGTCGGCGATATAACCAAAGCGCCTTTTTGGTTCAGGAAATTTGACATTGTTATTTGCTCGCAAACCTTGGAACATATTTTTGAATATCAAAAAGCTTTTAAAGAATTGAAAAGAATCACCCGCAAGGGCGGATATATCATTGTTGATTCTCCGTGGGAATATTATTATCATCCGGAAGATTCTTTCGGAGATTATTGGCGTTTTTCCACCGAGTGTTTGATAAAATTAGCCGTTAATATCGGATTACGGGTAGTTTCCGCTTCGCAGGAATCCAAAGTATCCAGCATTTTATGCCAGAAAGTATAAAAATTGTTTTTGACCTTGATGATTTCCACGTTGATTCCGTAGGAATGGAATATCTTTTGCGCTTAAAAGAACATTTTCCTAAATTCCGTTGCACTCTATTTACTATTCCTTTACCCATAGAACAATTTGGCGGAGGCTTTCCCAAGGATGAACGAATCGCTCAATGGGCTAAAATGATTAACGGATATGATTGGATTGAAATTGCGCCGCACGGACTTTTTCACGTTAAGGGAGAGTGCGCTGTTTCCCGCCAAGACGCGGCTTTAAGAATCAGAACAATAGAAAGTATTTTTAAAAGATTCGGTTTAAAGTATGTTAAGATATTCAAAGCGCCCCATTGGATAATGTCGCGCGGAATGTATCAAGAATTGATAAAACGAGGATATAATGTAGCTATTGACATTCGGCAGAAAAATGTTGAAATATATGATTACCAATATGATTGGTCGATTGACGGACGCTTTCCTTATGGCAAAGATATAGTCAAAGCGCACGGACATATTAACACAATGGATAATGCGATTATTCGTTGTTTTGAAAAATTATTAAAAGAAATTCCTCCTGACGCTGATTGGCTGACCGTCAGTGAATATATAAATCTTTATGGCAAACGTCGCAATCTTTCACAATGGGACAGGCTCAAGATATTATCGGTTGATACCGCAAGGACTGTACTTGCGAAAACAAGGGCATACGGTCGTTTTAGAAAGAGCTAATCAAAGACTTCCCTTAGATTTGATTAAATGGGCGGATATTATTATCTGTCAGATGTTTGCGTCCAACGAATTGATTGCTCAATGGAAAAAAATGGGTAAAAAAATTGTCTATGAAAGCGATGATTATATTGAATCCGTGCCAAAAACTCATTCTTCTTATCATTTAACGCAAGGCTGGAAAGGAATTAAAAGACGCTGGAAAACCCATAAGGCGATGAAATTATCAGACGGAATGTTTGTTTCCACGCCAACGCTTTTAGAAGCTTATAAAAAATATCAACCTAAGGCCGTTTGTTTTCCTAATTATCTTTGGCTGGAACATTGGCAATCGCAAAAAGAAAGAAATTATAACGGAGAAAAAATACGCCTTGGTTGGGCTGGTTCCCTATCTCATCAAGACGACTTGGAATTTGTTTCTCCGATTTTAGCCAAAGTTTTAGCTGATTCCGCCAATGTAAAATTTATTTACATTGGTCAAGGCGGTTTTGGCACCGGGTCGGAATGGTTGCAATATGTCAGGGGAAAAGATTTTTTCAAGGAAATCCCCAATGAGCGAAAGGAATTTCTCAAAGGCGTATCATCCGATATTTGGGGGCGTTATTTATCAACGCTTCAACTGGATATTGGAATCGCTCCTTTGGTAGACAGTCCTTTTGTCAGGGGAAAATCCACCTGCAAATACCTTGAATACTCCGTAAACCGCATTGCCGGAGTATATCAACGCTTTCTTTACGGCTCAATCGTTAAAGACGGAATTACCGGCCTATTGGCCGATACGCCGGAAGAATGGGTAACTGCGCTTGAATATTTGATAAAAAACCCCGAAAAACGAAAGGAAATAGCGGAAAACGCATATAATGATGTTATTCAAAATCATAACATTGATAATCATTTAGAAAGGTGGTATAATACATTTAAAGAATTTACTAATCTTTAATATATATGTTATCATCGTCCCTTAACGCGATTGCTGTAAAGGTACGGAATCAATTAAAAGAATATTATCGGGATACTGACGCGATTTCAAACGGCAGCGCTTTGACCACTTCTACCGCGGCTTTTGTAGTGGCTAATGGCGCTCGTTTTGTTGTCGGAGATATTATAGAAATAGAAAGTGAAGTAATGCTGGTGCAAGAAGCTCCGGCATTTATTGATTATGGAAACGAAGGCTCGGAAATTACCGCTATTGATACTACTATAGCAGTTAATGATGGAACTTTATTTACCGCCGCTAAATATTATAAAATAGACCAAGAAATAATTAAGGTCAGCTCCATTGCCACCAATGATTTGACAGTTGTACGCGGAATGAAAGGTACGGAAGCGGCAACCCATTATCAAAAAGCTTCTATTTATCATATGGATAAAATCCGCGTTCAGCGCGGATATGACGGTTCTACCGCGACTACTCACGCTGACACCACGGCCATATCCATTTGTAATCGTTTTTCTAATTATGTCACCATTGAAAACATTAAAGATATTATTCGCGGACTTTATCCGCACATTTACAAAGAGAAATTTGAAGACATTACCCTCGCGTCTAATTATAAGCTTATTGATGACTGCGATACGGTATCTGCTTGGACGGCATCCGGTGATGCGGGAACTCCGACCACCAATAGCGAAGATGCTCAAGAGGGAACGTATTGTCTTGATTTATCAGCGACTTATTCGGCGGGTACGGCGAGTCTTTTAAAAGCTTCGCTAACTTCTTTTGATTCTACGCCTTATCGTTATTTGAACATTCGTTGTTATCTGGAAGATATTAAAGACGATAATGATGATTATTATTTGGCTCATCCGGGGCTAACCATTGAATTGGGAAGCGGCAGTTCCGCTTATAAGCTTTACAGTTTGGGTCGTCCATTTTTTCAAAAAGGCTGGAATATGATTTCTCTTTTGATTGAAGATTTTGGGACAGGAGCGGGGACTCCTTCAATGACCGCTATCACCCATTTGAAATTAAATTTCAAGATTCTTCAAAGTATTGGAGCGGGCGACTTGAAAATTGATGAAGTCAGTATGACGACTTTTCCGATGTCATCTCATTTGCCGTACATTAAACTTCCCGCGGAAACATTTATCGTTAATGATGTCAGACTATGGTCGGATTTAAATGAGGGAAAATCATTTGATAAAGTGCGAGCTTTTCAACTAAAATATCCTTATGTTCTATTGGATGAACCAATCTCAAGCGGACGACCCGTTCAAATTATTGGAGCGGATAAATATATCGTGCCATCAACCAATTCCGCTTCTTTTGATTTGCCGGATGAAGGAGTGGAAGAATATTTAGTCGTGTCCGCTACCATTAAAACCATTGAACAAAATCTGCAAATGATTATGCAGCCGGAACGCGTATCAGTTAAACTACAACAAGACTATATGCTCTATATTGACCGGGAAAAACGCCGTTTAGCCGACCGGCGGAAAGAATTATTTGAAACGCTGGCTAAATCGCCCGGCTATTTTTCCGCCAGTTTTAGGGACGAAATTGAATAATATGCCCGGTATTTTTAATATTAGACCATCAGGAGAAATACGGCGAGAAATAAAAACTCGGATTACTATTGATATGAGTAATAATGAAAAAATGACGGAATCGGGAGCGATAGAATTTACGAAAAAGAAATTGAAAGAAAAATATGACCAATCAAATAAAGTTAAATAATAAAAAATTCTTTATTCGGGAGGGCAGTTATAATAAAGCCCGTTTGCCGGTACAAATACCGCCTTTCGCCCAAGGCGAAGTTTCTTATTCCGATTTAACCGATTGGAAATATTGGGCGCAATCGGATTGGGGCGGAGGAGCGGGACAAAAGAACTTCAATGAACCTGATTTATTTGACGGCTCGGCCACAGTGGAAACTTTTAAAAAAGACGGAGAGATAAAACTTCATCGCCAGCTCCATAATGCTGTAGGCGATACCGATTCACATTATAAAACTCCTCAATGCTTTTCCGAATTTGAAGGAGTTGGTTTTGCCGGATATAAAGATACAACCAATACACTGGGCGAGGTTTGGAAAATCACTCGTTCAGGAACGACCGTGACAACTGATATAGAAACAATGGCTGGCACCCCAATAGATATTACCGACTTGGTTAAATTTGACGGCAAATTGTACGCGGCCTGCAATGACGGCGCGTCCGATGTCGCTTTCAATCGCAAGGCGGCCGGAACGGCGGGCAATGGCGCGTGGAGCCAACCGGCCGCCGGAGTGAAGTTTAAAAAGTTCGCCGTACTCCAAGAAGGAACAACCGCCTATCTTTACGGGTCAGACGGTTTGACAGTCAAATCTTCCACGGACGGAGTTACTTGGACAACGGAATTTACGCTTTCTTCCGATAATGAAGATATAAACAAATTGATTGTATATAAAGGACGGCTTTATATCGGAACATACAACCGTCTTTACGCTTATGACGGAGCATATCTTTATATGATTTCTGAATATCAGGATATGCGCAATGCCAAGAATTTTGAGCAGATGTGCGTATTTAACGACTTGCTTTTTTTCTTTTTACAAGGAAGATTCGTATATGAATTTAACGGTGCGTCAGTTCGTAAACTTGATTTACGCCGATTCTTTGACGAGGAAATGCAATATTTTGAGGAAACGCCCTGTATTATTCCGTATAAATCCCGCATTTTAGTTTATGGGACTTTATCAACCTCCGGTTTTGCCTTAGCGTCTTTTCTTGTTGATTTCGTGGATGAAAATAATTTGCGTTCCTCTGTCAGTCTTGAACATCGGGCCAGTGATGGAACGGCTGACCAAGGAGGATTTTTTGGAATTTTAGGCGTAGTCGGCAATGACCTTTATATAATGGACAGAAAGACTGCTTCTCTGACTGCCGGAGGCGATGTATATTGCATTATAGATAGGTCAGAAGTGAATACGCCTTATCAAAAATATAATGATACGGATATGGCCGCGGCTTCTTCCACTCTGAATGGCGGGATTACAGCTGCGGCTACTTCTATTCTGGTAGCGGCCGGACACGGCTCTCGTTTCGCGGATGGAGATTTTCTTTTATGCGAGAATGAACTGATGCTTTGTACGGGCGTGGTTACCGATACCTTGACTGTGCAAAGAGGTATCTTTGGCACGACCGCGGCCACCCACGCAACCGCCACCGCTATTTATAATCTTACCGGTGATTTAGCCGGAAGTTTGCGTACTTCCGTAATTGACGGCAATCTTTTCACGATAGACAAATACTGGGGAGGGATAACCATTTATCACGAACCTTTGCCTGCCAACTGCACGATTGGCGTAATGGCGCGAATAGACGCTGATTTTTCCCGCTTGGTTAGTGATAACCTGACCATTTTAGGCTACAATAATACGCAAGGCTCCACCTCTTTTGATATTCAAATGCTGTCTGATAATATTGGAAAAAAGATACAGCTTGAAGTTGTTTTATTAACCACCAATACTTCCAATACGCCCATAATCCAAGATGTTGTTTTGCGGTATTTATTGAGGCCGGTCGTTAAATATAAATGGGTAATGGAACTTCTTTGCGTAGACGGCATTAAAGAATATAATACGCCTAAAACCGGAGCGCAGATTAAAAAAGATTTGGAATATTTAATCAATGATTCATTGGTGGCTTTTGAAGATATTGACGGCTCTTATTTTGACGCGGCTAAAGCCGGAACGGCTGATGCCGGTATTATTTTTAACGATATTCAATTCTTAGGTCCGACTAAATTAGCTGATAATCATTACGGCTATATTGCCAAAATTGAATTACTCCAAGGATAATTTTATGGAAGAAAATAAATCCACCGAAGGAATTTTATCACGCATCGTTTCCGCCTTAGGCGGTATAGCTTCGGCTATTCAGCAAGTGGCTTCTTTTCTTCGCGCTCAAACCCTTTCCCATTCGCACACCGGAGGAACGGATGGACAGCAGATAAGTAATGCGGGAATATCCGCAAGCGCGGCGATTGCCATATCTAAAACAACATTGGAAACTTTCACCGATTTGACGGCGTGGACTCCGACAATCACAGCGACTGGCGGTGGTTTTTCACTTGGTAATGGTACGGTTTCCGGAAAATATACTCAAATTGGAAAACTGGTTGTAGCGACTTTCATTTTTACTTTTGGGTCAACTTCTAATATGGGAGCTGGAGCATTGCGCTCTACTATGCCAGTTGCTTCAAATACAGCATCTGAAAGCGCTGTGAATATCGGGAATTGCCGCTCAATAAAACCAGCAGTATCAGAAGATGAGGGACATATTTACGCGTATGGAAGCGATTTGATTGGATTTACAAACAGCGCGGGGAATGGAACATTAGTAGGAGTTGGCGTTCCTTTTACTTGGACGGATGGATGTCAATTACAGGGTCAGTTTATCTACTTCGCTGAATAACCTATGGAAACAATCTTCACAACCGAATTGATACAAGCCTTGGGCGTGGGAGCGATTCCGATTGTGATAGTAGCCGGTGTTGTCTATTATCTTTTTCAGCTTTTAAAAGAACGAGATAAGGTAATGCGCGATGTGGTCAATACTTTCAATAAGACCATTCAGGAACATCTGAATAGTAATTCTCAAATGATAAAACAGATGATTTCTTCGTTCGAGGAATGGAGGAAAATAAGCACTACCGAACATAACTATATAATTGACAATCAAAGAAAAGTCATTAAGAAATTGAAAATAAAATAGATTTGTAAAAAATAAAGAATAGTGTTATAATAAATTCAAAAGAATTATCATTATTTATATCTATATTATATGTCAAACCGAGATTACATCATTAGGTCAAGCCGCGATGCGGCCATATTAACTGCCAGCTATGTAGCCGGAACAATAGCTGATAATATTGATGAATACAATCAACTTCTTTTATTGGTTCAATTTACCTTAGGAAGCTTAACTTCCGCTCAAATTAAGGTAGAATTCTCTCACGACCAAATTACTTGGTTTCAGGAAGTCAGTAGCGTCATTGATGGGGGTTCTAGCAAGGATTCCCTTATGGAACATACCATTACCGCTACAGGAAACTATACAATTCCCACTCAATTAAAGGCCAAGCACGTGCGCGTCAGCGCCAAAGGAACGGGTGTTGTCACCAGCTCCTCAATGAAAATAGACCAATTATTCAGTGTTGTATAAATTATGCCGTTCTCTACGGTCCGAGCTAACGCAGTACCAAAGAATAAACTTACCGAGCAAAAAAAAGCCTTGGAAATTGAGGTATCTTTTCTCGGTCAAAAGATAGAAGAAGCGGAAATTAAAGAACAAACTTATAAGAATCGTACCAGAGAAGTTGAATTATTGAATATAAACATCAGTAAATTAACTGAAACGCTTGATAAAAAGAATAGTGAATTTGAAGTATTGGAAAGAATGATTGCCGATAGAGAAAAAGCTTTCTTGGAATTGAAAGGACAGATAAATAACCGCGTAGCCTATTTAAGACAAGAAGCGGAAACTAGCAAGAGTGAAAGGAATCTGCTTGAATTGGCTGTCAAATCTTTGACTAATATTAAAGAAAGTCTTTTTCTGGAAATTGATAAAAAGAATAAAGAATATGAAGCGTTAGTATTGGCTAATGAGAATATTGAAAAAATAATTAAAAAATCCACAGAACGATATACCAAAAGTATTATCACTTTTAAAGGAGAAATGGACGCTATGGCAAAAGAATTGGAAGGCAAAGAAAAACTTTTGACTGATAAAAAGAAACTAACCAAAGAAATTTCCGAAAAAGAAATATTGCTGGAAAATACTCGTCTGGAAATTGACACCGCCCAGCTTAAACTTATTGAAACGAATAAAGAAAAAGAATTGAATATCCTTTCCATTAAAAAAACTTACGATGAGTTTAATAAAAGAATGAATGACCGACAAAAAGAACTGGAAGCCAAAGAACACGAACTTACCCAACGAGAAGTATTATTGGACAAACAAAAAAGATATTTAAAAGGATTTAAGGAAAAATTAGAAATGAAATTGGGAACTCCTCTGGAAAATATAACCATTTAATATGAAGCGTTAGCTTTAATTTATGGGGCTTTAGCCCTAATTTATGTCCCCTTTTGAAACACATAAAGAAGAATTTGATACAATAGGATTTAATGCCGATGTAGCGCCCGCTACTGCCGGAAGGCAGGATACGGGCAATACATCTTTGGCGGATATTTTAGCCGCTCTTACCGCAGGAGCGATTGATGGAGCAATTCGCGATGGCGTTACTTCTTCAATCAAAGCAACTGTCCACGACTACGCCAATAGCAATCCTTTGGCGGTGGTCTTGCGCGACACTAATGGGGATTATGTTTCAGTAGGCGGAGGCACGCAGTATACGGAAGACGCGGCCGCGCCCGCTAATCCAGTGGGCAATGCGATGATTGTCGTGCGGGAAGACGCTCGTGCTGGTTCGCTTGTTTCTTTGGATGGCGACAATGTCGCCTTGCGAGGAAATAATCTCGGCGAACTTTATGTAAAACATACAGACTCTATCGCCGTAACCGGGACTTTCTATCAAGCCACACAACCGGTATCCGCCGCTTCTTTGCCTCTGCCGTCAGGCGCGGCCACCGCCGCCAATCAAGCTACTCTTATTGCCAAAGATTTTGCTACCCAGACGACTCTGGCCGCCCTCTTAGCCGAATTGCAACTCAAAGCCGATTTAACAGAAACACAACCTGTTTCCCTTGCATCCGTTCCTTCTCACGCTGTCACCAATGCGGGAACTTTTGCGGTGCAAGAAAGCGGCGGGGCTCTTACGGCTTTACAGATAATGGACGACTGGGATAATGGAGCAAGCGACGGGGCTTCGGTATCGGGAGATGTCGCTCACGATGCGGCAGACGCGGGCGAACCGGTTAAAGTAGGCTATAAAGCTGTTCTATTTGACGGCTCGGCTCCTCCGGCGGCGGCTGTCGCGGAAAATGACAGAGTAAACGGAATAGGCGATGAATACGGAAGACAATATGTCAACGATGTACATCCGAATTACTGGGAAGTTTCCGCGGATTATTCCGCCGCGCAAACCAATGCTTCAATTAAAGTTGCGCCCGGCGCAGGATTATCTCTTTATATTACCGACATTTCAATCAGCAATGGAGCGACTGCCGGAAACATTACTTTGCTCAATGGTTCAGGCGGAGCGGTAAAATATGAAATTTATCCCGCTATCAATGGCGGAGCGGTTGATAACCGCCGAACGCCTATAAAATTATCAGCCAATACGGCTTTGGTAATTACCAGCACGACCGTAACCACCCATTCGGTAAATATCAGTGGATTTATCGCGCCTTAATTTTTATGGCAAGAACTATTGTAGCTACGGACAATTTTAATAGGGCAAATGGAGCATTGGGCGCTAATTGGAGCAATACCTTTGATACACCGCCGCAAATAGTTTCTAATGCTGTTCAGAATGTAAACGCCGCCGACAATACGGCATTTTGGTCGGCGAATAGTTTTAGTAATAATCAATATTCTCAAATTACTGTAACTCAATGGGGTACAGGTTCATATTCAGGAGTTATCATAAGAGCAAATGCTTCTGATTATGTTATAGGCCAGTATGTCAATCATCTTGGGGGTTATGGCATTTTTTGGCTTAATGGAGGAGCCTATACGCAAATAGGCAGTACTTATGTCGCCAGTAAATCAGACGGAGATGTCCTTGTATTAGAAGCGGAAGGGACGACATTCAGATTATTTATCAATGGAATAGAAAGAGTTAGCGGAGTTAATGCGTCCGCTCCCGCAAGCGGAAGCGCCGGTATAATAGCTTCCGACGATACCGCAACAGCCATTATTGATGATTGGGAAGGCGGAAATATCACCGCCCCCGCCGCCTCCACTCCCCTTAGAATGTTGATGGGATGCGGGACTTAAATTTTAATTATTATTCAATAAAAAGATTATTATGAAAAAGAAAATACAAAAAAAGGAAGATAACTTCCAAAAAAGAATGGCAAGCGCCAATGCGATAATCGCTCCTATTCTTTTAGAAATTAAACAAAAATATTCAGTAATAATGAACTCGCGATTAGTGATTTCAAAAACATCAATTACATCGATGGTGGAATGGGTAGACATTGAACCTAAAAAATAATATGCAAATGCCTGATAATAAGCCGATAGATTTTGGAACTTATTTAATAATAGCTTTTCTATTGGCTTTAGTTATTGTTTCTTTGGTTCAATTTTTAGGAAACTGAAATTAAGAGTTTAATCGGATAATTTGACTTTTTGGATATTTGATTGAGCCTTTAAAAAGGTAATTATAAACTTCTCGCAACAACGCGATACGGAAATGATAGGATTTGCAATATTTTTAACTCTGATTTTCGCAATAATCGGCGGTATACTCTGGTTGTACTTCATCTTGGATTTCTTGAAATTCCTTAAAATATTGATTGTTTTTATTTTTTTCTTAATGGCAAATTGGCATATTCTAAATGATAAACTATGAATTTTCATAAATATAATGTCAGTCCGAAAGCCCAACGCACCTGCGATGGCATAGTTTTTGATTCTAAAAAAGAAATGGCCTATTACCAAGAACTGAAACTGCGTAAAGTTGCCAAAGATATAAAGGGATTTGAAATGCAAGTCCCTTTTGTTTTTACTTTAAACGGAAAGAAAATGTTTAAATACATAGCGGATTTTATCATTTATTATAAGGACGGAAATACGGAAGTGGTGGATGTCAAGGGATTTTTAACTTCTATCTATCGTTTAAAAAAAAGAATAATAGAAGAAGAATTTAAAATCAAAATCAATGAGATTTAAAGGACATCAGATGAAAAAATTTACTGTTCTTTAAAACAATCAACCACAAGGAGGTGCTTATGCTTAATCTGTTATTCTGTACGAAGTGCAATGTTTTGAGGCAACATTTGTTTAATGGCTCGCAAGAAATTTGCGGAGTTTGTCTACTCGCCTATGTCCATTCGGACGAGGAAATTCGGCAAGAGTTAGAGAGGAGGGGCTATGAATAAGTCATTCATTGAACACAAAGACGATATAAGTTTAGAAGAAGTCAATCAAATGCTGGAAGACTTGGACGCTCTGCTTTACGAAGTGGAAAGATTTAATGAAATGCTGGCCGAGAAGATTATCAATCGCCACCCCATTTTCTGCTCGTTTATCCGAGCTTTGCTCATTTCAAATTGCCACGCCACAAAAGCGACCATTCAAATCCGGCATATCTTGGAAAAAACGCTGGACAGTTATTTGGAAAAAAGCAATGATAATTCATCGGCTCATAGCTGAAAGGGTATTGACACCCTTTCAATATATGATATAATAAGTGATTGAATTTTGTATGAAGCAGAATTTTAAAAAAAACTGCATTCATCTGCGACTGCAAATTGAAAGGAGGAATCGAAATGGAAGAAAAGCAAATCATAAAGCATATCCGGTGCAAAGGGTGTAGCCGTTCCAGACGGCACGGACTATGGGTATTCATATCCGAATACCAAATGAATTTGATGAGGCGATATTATAGCGTTGAGTATATTGATATTCTTTGCGATAATTGCAAAAATGACATTCTTAATGGTGTTCCGATTAAATAAACGCCTCCTACAATCAAAAAGCCCGCCGGTATGACGGGCTTTATTTTGCGTTTTTTTTTCGTATGCCAATCATCGCAAAAACTGCACCCTCGTCCATCGTTAATGTGATAACCCAAAAAATGACATTCGCATTTGCAGTATCTCAACCATTTCAGAAATTTAAGCCAAAGGTTTTTAATCATATAAATTGTTTTAAATTTTCTAAGAATATGCTCTTTATTATAACTGCTTTTATTTATTTTTTTTAAATAGGAGTTTTTTGGCGATGTCTTTTTCAAAAGAAGTGAAAGCCAAATCCAGTTGATTCTCAAAAACACTTTCATCAATATTACCATCGTGGTCTATGCCATATTGAAGCGAAGTTATCAACTCTTTTATTATTTCTTCTTTCATAATTTTTAAAAATTATCTCCTGATGGAATTTTATTATATTCCGCTTCGGAAATACTAATAATATCGTCTTTGAGTAATCCTCTATCTATCGCTGTAATTGCCGCAAATCCGGCCCGCGCCACGGTAATTATCCGCCTTTTGCCATTAAGAACAAAAGCATATTCGCCGGTCTTTTGATTTCTTATTATTTTATTTTCATAATTACTCATAGATAATATTTCTTTAATTATAATTTCAGGGTTAAGACGGACTCCTTCGCTATTGATTATTTGCAAATGAATATGCGGGCCGGAAGTGATTGAGCCGGTATTACCCGATGTGGCGATAAATTGACCTTTTATTATTTTATCGCCAATAGCTAATCCAATTGCATACTCGCTTAAATGCGCAAACTGCCAGCTTCTGCCTTGCTCGTCTGTAATATGAAGCCATTTACCTCCCTCATTGCCAGTATAAATATTTCTCACAATTCCTTTAATCGGCGAAATAATATCTTCGTAATCCGCCTGATAATCCACCGCACCTCCCAATCCCGCGGCGATATGCGCTTTGAATCCCCTGATGAGTTTTCTGTTTTCAATCGTAAACATAATAACTAATCTAATTTACTGATAATTTCTTCGGTATCTTTTTTATTTAACGCTTGTTTTAAATCTATCAAATCATCAGCCGTGCGAATAAAAGCCGTGATGTATTCCAATAAACTCTTAAGCGTATCCGCTTGTTTTTCAGTTAATTCAATGGTCATATTTTATAGTTATAAATCTGCAAATAAAAATTATTATCGTTCCAACTAATACTGATATAAAAATAGTCATAACTTTTCCTCTCCATACTTTCTTTCTTCATTTTCTATCTTCTCGTGCTGGCACCCCCAGCATAAAACCCGCTCCACATTATACTCAACATAAGATAAATTCGGTTCTGTGACCCAACCGAAGCAACCTATACAACCACCTCCGCATACATTGAATAAACTGGCTAAAAGAATCGGCTTCACATCTCTCATTTTTTGCGGATTATCCGAATCTTCTTCAATCTTTTTTTTAGCCTCTAAATTTTTTTGAATTTGTTCATTCATAATTTAAAAATATCTTTTAATGATTTCATTCCGTCCTCTCTGTTACTTTTTCTTTGATTGGTATATCGCATTTCTTCTATGGCATATTCAATTCTTTTCCAAAAAGACTTGCCATCGCCCCATTTTTTTCTTTCTCCGGCAATCGGGATTGCTCTAATTATCTCCTCTTTCTGGAATCCTTTGGTTAATAATTCTTTGAGCCTCCTGCGAAATATTAACCACTGTTTGGAAGTCACCTTGTCTGTCGACCAATGAAACCGGGTAATCATTGACTTCAAAATTTCCGTGTAAATTGTTTGGGGGAATTTCATCAGAAATAATTCCAGCTGATAATCTCCAAGATATTTCTTCATCATTATGCTCGTCAAGTATTATTTCGTTACCATTATTACCTCTAACGCGTATTATGTCTTGTGCATTTCTTCTTAAAGTATCTACGCCCCTCCTAATATCATCTGATGTTAAAATATCATCTGGTTTTCTTATTTTAACTTCTCTTATATCATTTTTTTTCTTTTCTTCATTATAAAATTCTTCAATTATTTCCAGCTCCATATGATTCCACTTTAACTTCAATAATTCCAGTCTTTAAATCGCTGATTGCGACATATGCGGAGCTACTCAAATCAACAATTCTGTCCGGATGGATTCTTTTATCCGGCCCGAAGTCCGTAATTTTACAAATGACTGACCGGCCATTGGCCAAATTAACAACTTTTAAATAAGTATAACGAGGCCAATCTCTGGCGGCGCAAACTAAATGCCCTTTGGAACTCCACCCATTCTTTAAAGTATAATCATACCAAGAGGCTATACCAGTAACGCTTGGTGGAGCCGACAATTCGTCAAAGACTACATCTGGAAGCGGTAGCTTCCTTACACTCATCTCAATAACGGAATCGCCAGCCCCGACATTTTTTGGAAGAAAATATATAATAATCTTTCCGATTAAAATGCCAATCAATAGAGCGATAGCGCATCTTATCAGCATTTTTTTCATATATTACTCAACAATTTCTTTAACCTTTACCTTGGGCAATAAAAGAATCTTAGGAATAATCCCCTCGCTTGAAGTCATAATAACCGCTCTGACTTCTACGCCCAGTTCTTCCATTGCAGCTTGAACCTTAGGCTGGGTTTCCTCGCGCCATTTTTCGTATTCCTTATTATCTTTATTGCTGATGTTTTTAAACATTTCAAGTACTCCCATAGTTAATTTCCTTTAATCAATCTAAGGCCTCCCCATATTCCGAAGAACATAGTGAAAAGACCTATTAAAAATATTACTTCTCCCGATGTTTCTATACCGGCAAAGCCGAGTAAGAAAGCGATTGATACGGTGGCCAAAAGACCGATTCCTAATGATTTGTTTGTCATATTAAAATGAATAATAAGTTAATAATTATTTTTTTTAAAACAAGATATTATTTTCTAATATAATTCCTCCATAAATTTTAATCAACTCAAAGTTTCGGCGCGCTGTTTCATAAGCCTGTCCCTCTAATGTATCCATAATCGCGCGGTCAACCGCGCCTATCTGCTTATAGTCATCCAACAATTCAATCCATTTCCGCCCATAATCAGCTTCCATAGTGGACATTCTGCTTAAAAAGTCCGCCAATAATTTTAACTGTTCTCCAGTGAATCCGGATTGCATATGACTGTGCCAATTAAATATAATACGCCCTTGCAAAAAGGGCAACTATCCGCCACTTCTTTGGTGGATTCATCCACATAACAATTCTGTTCGCAAGTTTCGCAACGATAATTTGTGTAATTCATAATATTATTTTGATTTAAGTAATTTTCTAATGTGTTCCCACGGACGAGGCGCGGCCGCCTTTAAAGGGATTTCCTTGACTGTTTCAATGAAACGAGAAGGAGGCAAGGGTGTTTCGTCATATAGGTCAGGGTGCCGATTAAAGAAGTCCCTAAGCGCTTGCCTCAATATCGTTGAATTTGAGATTTTAGTTTTTATTTTTACCGCCCTTAACAAATCCACCAAGTCAACGGAAAGAAAGTAAGAAAGTTTTTGGAGATGTTCTTTAAAACTTCTGTCATACTCGGATATCGGATGGACATAATTTTTTTTAAATTTCAATGACACACTTACAAAGGAATATCATCAATCTCCACTTCATCTTTCTTTCCTTTTAAAGCCGCAATAACTTGAGCCGGAGTTTTAGCTTCGTGGATTCTTACTTTTTCATTCTCTGTCAACTCAATATTGTTGCGGTCGGCAATCACGCTGTATTCAATATCAGTCGGACGAGTGCCGGTGCGCGTCTTGTTAATGGTAATATCGTACGGCATAATATCGCCCTCCCAAGCGTATTGCGGATTTTTCTTAAAATCTCTAAGAAAATTAGCAATCGTCCAGCCAAATTGCGCCATCTTTACTTGGTCGTCTTTTCTGTCTATTACATTCATTAAGAAACGAACAACCGGTTTCCAAAGTTTATCCGGCGCGCCAATTCCTTTCTGGCATTCCAGACATCCTTGATTCAAACCTACGCAAATAATCGGCTTGTTGCTTTTCCAATGCTGGGCTAATACTTCCGGCGCGCTGACCACCCGGCATTTATTAGAACCTTCTTCCATTTGATAGAACTCGCTTTTCCCACCGTATTCTTTGGTGGCTTCGTCAAAATCTTCCCATTTCATAATAGATAAATAAATTAGTTTTTAATGTTTCCCGCCTTTTTCCGGATGAGCTTTGTTATGTCCGGCGCGGGTGGTTACTTTAAGATTTCCCGAACTGTTATTTTTTTTATTATGGTCTTTGTGATGAACCACTTGACCTTTCTTGGCTCCGGCCTTGCGCCGGTAATAATCAGGCGATGTGCCGCCTTTCCAACGACCGTTGTCGCTGGCCATCCTTTGTTTGCTTTTCATCATATAATAATAATTAAGTAGTAATTTCCGGCCCATCCGTAGAGGGCTTATGATTTCTTTCTTTGGCCGCATTGGAAACCCCGACCCGTTCCAATGGTCTGTCCCACCAAGGACTGCGGCATTTGGCGCACTGTCTGATTTCAGTCCGGCGAGGCATCCATTCGTAAGAACATCTTAGACATTTGATTTTTTGTAATTTAATCTTTATCATAATGTAGTCATTATAGCGTATAAAAAATGTTTTGTCAATCCCTCAATCTTAGCGAAAATAATAAGTTATCCACAAAATTTTCCATCCGTAATAAGCTCTGCGACTCCTTCGGGGGTTCTTTTGCATAGTTTCGGGGGACACTTGCATAGTTTGATAAACCGTGTTGTAATATTATATTTATATTATACCATTTATTTTATTAAAAGTCAATAGAGTAAAGTTATCCCCAGTTAGTAATACTTTATGCCAAATATACCTTTTTTACGCTAACCTTAGCCGATTTGACAAAACTTATGTATCGTATATAATATAGACATTACAAAATAATATTTTATAAATATTATGGAAAAAGAAATAACAATACCGGAAACAACACCGGAAATTATTTTACAAAATCCGGTGGAATTAAAAGCTAAAAAAGAAAAGAGAAAAATTAAAATTGAAATATACCGGAAAGACGGCGACACTTATTTACAATTTGAATTTGATTTAAAACTGGAAAACTTTTTTGCCAAGAAAAAACACGAGATAAGAGAAAGTACAAATTGGCCGGAACTAAAATTTTATTTTATACCGGACATACTGGAAAACAAGAACTACCAGCAATTATTGAGCGCGTATAATCTTTTTGACGATTATGGGTCAGCCTTGACGCGCAACAGCACTTTTAATATCGCCTTTTTACGGACGGTCGGAGGCAAGGGAAAAATTTTAATCAATCACGATATGCCTTTTGCGACTTGTTCGGAGGGTATCCGTAATATTGTACGCTTTGTAAAA